ATGAAATTAATTGCAAAATTACTTATCCTGCTCCTTCTGGAGCAGGTTGCTTTTGCTGGTCAGGTTGCTATTTCTGTTTCTGCCCAAACACGCTATGACATTGCTAAACATCTTTTGAATAAATATGTCTACGCTCCAGAAAGGATATTGCCTCCGGAAAGGAAATTAGCTCCGGAGCGAGTTTTAAGCTATACCGATAGCATTATCTCTAAGATAAAATCGCTTAAAAATGCCCGTCTTGTTTCTGCTACTTTATCATCAAAGGCAAATGTCTATATTTTGGCTTCTTCTATTTTAGGCTCTACTTTATTCGATTATTTAATAGATAATATTAATCAACAAGCTAATGATTATCTGCAGGCTATTCCTCCTCCGGATTGCACCCATCTTGTTGGTTATTCCTCTTATGTTGTTAAAAGGGTTTGCAATGGTTCAGGTGGAGATTTCCAAGCTGATTATGTTGACATCAACACTGTTGCTGGTTGGACTAATCAAGGCGATGGTGGCTGTTTTGCGCGTTTTTCTCAACAGAGAATTTCTCTTGCTCCTGGCGATTGTATTGATATAGCTTATCCATCTAATTCAGATTTCTTTGATCCTTGGCGTGGATATTACAGACCTGGAAAGACCCCCTCTGATTACTTACCTACTCAACAATCTTCTTCTCCTGCTAAAGTCCCTCCTTTTGTTCTTGTTCCGCTTTCCGATGATGAGATAAAAAAGTATATCCCAAATACCGATTATATAGCTACTTTAAGATTTCCAGATAGCTCTTCTGTTCTCAATCCTTCTGATGTTCCTGTTCCTTTACAATCTCCGGACGGTTCTGTTTCATACGATTTGCCCAATAGTTCTCCTGATCATCGCTATTCTCCGGATATTTCTCCTAATAATCCCGTTCTTGATATTCCTGTTGATGGTGTAAAGGTGGACTACAAGATTATTAACCCAACTACAGGACAGGAATATAATTACTCTAATGCTGCTCCAATTCAAAACCAACAAACACAAACACAAACACAACAACAAAATCAACCACAACAAAATTATGATTATTCACCTACCAATTCCGATATCGACAGTAATATAGAGGTTCCTGAAAAAAGGACTTATCGGCTTTAATTCTTTCAGCTGTTTCTGAATTGAAAGATAGGTTTACTTTTGATAGTTCCTGCGGTTCTGGTGCATGTTCATTTACTGTTAGCGTTTTTGGCTATTCAGGAGTAATAGATTTTTGTCAGTTTTCTTCTGAGTTTCAAATGATTGGTTCTATTGTGCTTGCATTTGCGTATTTTTATGCATTTTTCATAATAACTAAGGGTGGTTGATATGGGTGCTTTAATTTCTGCAGCTGTTGCGAATATAATAAATTTCTTTCTCAAGTATCATTTAGCTACTAAAATTATCCTCACTACCTTGTTTATTACTGTTCTCCCTATCGTTTTATGGAATTTGGTATATGATCTATTGGATATATCATTTACTATAATTAAATCTCTATTACCTTCCGATGTTAATTTGACGTTAAGCTCTGTCTCTTTTGCTTGTTGGTTTTTACATACTTTTAAAGTTGTTGAGGCTTTATCCGTTGTCGTTAGTGCCTCAATCACGAGAATGGTTTTATCTATGATCCCATTTATAGGTGTGAAATAAACGATGCTCCAGATCATATATGGCGTTCCGGGTTCAGGTAAGAGTTATTATGCTGTCTACAATATAAAAAAATATTGGAAGATAAAACTAAAAACGTTGTTCTCATATCAAATATTGAAAATCTCAAACTATCACATCTTAATCTTGATGAATTGATACAACGATATGGAGGTTTAGACAATTTTTTTAATGTCGAGTGTGAATTTTGGAAACAAGATTTAGAAAAGAAAAAAATTTTATTTGTTGATGAGGCTCAAAGATATTTTAATAAACGTTTTTTCTCGACTACTGTTTTTTTCTTTTTTCAGTATCATAGACATTTGAATGTTGATATATATCTTATAACACAATCATATAAAACGCTACCAACTGAGTTGGTAGTTCTCGCTGAGTTGATAATACAGGCTATCCCCTCGTCTTTTAGGCTTTTTAGTAATTCTTTTAAATATTTGATAAAAGATTTAGAAACGCGCGAAACTTTAGAAAAAATAGATATTCCATTTAAAAAGGATATCGCAGCTCTTTATCAATCTGCTTTTGTTGTTGACAAAACAAGAAAAATGACCTATACACAGAAATATATTATTATTTCTGCTGCTCTTGTTGTTGCTTCTTTGATATCTTTATTCTTTTTATTTCCCAAACTTTTAGTTTCGCAGGTTTCTTCTTCTACTCCTTCTGTTCCTTCTTCACCTACTCCTTCTGTTCCTTCTTCACCTACTCCTTCTGTTCCTTCTTCACCTACTCCTTCTGTTGATGTTCCTGTTGATGATGATGGCTTTAGGTATCCCGGTTTTATAGCTTCCAAAGGTTATCAAGTCAAGCAAATAGATTATGCAGAATTTTTGAATACTTATCGTAATGGTATTGTCTATGATTTAACAGTCAATAACATTAAAGTGTATGATAATGCAGGTAGAGTGAAGGCTGTTTATTTGTATAAAGATATTCCTTCTGATAGCTCTGATAGCTCTGATAGTTCTGATAGTTCTGATAGCTCTGATAGCTCTGATAGTTCTGATAGTTTTAATCACTAAATCGTTTCTAAAGCTTTCAAAATCAAGATAGCGCGCGATAGAGAGAGAGAAGCGCGCGTCTGTCTGTGCTCTATCTTCCCCTCTTAAACTTTCATCTTATGCTTTGCCCTGGGTGTCGTCTTGTATATAGGGGCTTGTTTATTATTACACAAAAGAGCAACACATTTCTAAACCATTGAAAATCAAGCACTGAAGATTACAAATTTGTAATCTTTATTACAAACTATTGAAAATCAAGCATTAAACATTACAAATTTGTAATCTTTTTGTAATTTTTTTTAATCTTTTTTGTGTTATAATATTTAGTATGAGTTTAGCTTTTAAAGAGTATCTTTATTTTTATAAGTTTTCTTCTTCTAATAATTTCGTTGTTTCTTCTGATTATATTGTTTATGATGAGTTAATGCCTTCATTTTTAGGTTATCCATTAACTCCTGCCAATTACAATTTTAGAAAGTTTTTTAGGTATTCTCTAAAAAATCGTCTCTTAAAAAACTTGCTTTCTTTATTTCATTTCAAGTTTCAAAAATTAACTCAAATCAATTTTACTAAGGATGATAAGGAATATCAATTTATTAGTCCATATAAAGAGCGTTCGCGTTATATTTCTTATCCTATCGATGATGATTTTGACTTTTTCCTTACAATTACTTATAAAAATCCATTTAAAAATGAGGATTTCGATATTTTTAAGATCGCTTCTTTGAATGATTATATAAACTCTGTTGTTAAGGAAGGTTTTCGTTTTATGCGTGAGTATTTTCGTATTACTTATAAGCGTCAATTGAAAAGAGAATTTAAAAATATGAGTTCGTCAACCTTAGAGGCTTTTTTTGGTTATGTACCGACAACTGATGAGCTTAATAAATACATTAATGATGCTACAAAAAAGTTTATGTCTTCTAATTACAAATATTTTCGCGTTTATGAAACACATAAATCGAATGTTATTCATGTTCATGCCCTTGTAAAGTTTCCTAAGTTTTTCACTGATTTGCCTTTTCAAGAGATGATTAGTAAGCTTGCGAATTGGTTTAAAACAGAGTTAAATGGTATAGAATTAGATAGAATATCAAAATCAAAAAAACATAAAGGTTCTGGTTCTGTTAAATCTTATATTTTAAAATACATGAATAAACAATTTCAAAATGATAATCTTTTTTATGTTGAGAATGAAAAAAAGAAAAGGTTTATTTTTTGAAAACATCTGCCTTCCTTTTAAACTTTATACCGCGTATAATTTCAAGATCGCGTAATGTGTCTGTCAAGAGATATAAACCTTTTTATTCTTGTTCTGTTGTTCCTTCTTCTTCTTCTCATGGCTATAAAGATGTTTCGCTTTTGGATTTTGATATTGAAAAAAAGAATATACGGAGTATAAACCGATTTTGGATGATATTGGGTTTACTACAATGCAAGAAAAGAGATTAAATTATGATATAGAAATTCAGAAAAAGAATGGATATGCAGCATATCTGTTGCAAGAATATTTAGAGGATAGATATTTTTCTATCGAGAAAATCGAAAAGGCATTAGATTGGTTGCGTTTTAATGATGACTATATGGCTTTATGGTATCGTGCTAATAAAAAATTTAGTGAGTTTTTGACTGAATTATATAAGAGTGAAAAAGAAAATGATGACTGGGTTGATTTTTAGGACTTGACAAATAAAAAAAAAGTGTTATAATTTATATAACATCGTAAGGAGTGAATAGATGGATATTTTGAATTGTTCTGGTAGCAGTTCATGTCATTTATTTAATTGGATTATTACACAAACACTATATGTTTATGTTATAACTTTGCCTATTTTTGTGGCAATTAAATTGTTAAATAGGAGTTAGTTATGAATTATTGCATATATGATAATGGCTATCAAAAATATTTTTGTGATTTTCAAAATAAGCATTACGAGAGTTATCAGGAGTGCTATAATAGTTGCGGACTGACTTATAATGATAACATTATTCATATTTCTAATGTTGATTTGACTTTTGTTCTTGCTATTTGGGCTGTTTTGTTATCTTCGCTTTTATTTTATGCTTTTCATATTTCGCATGATTAACTTAAAGGAGGTGTATTATGATAAAATTCGAAGGCATTTTAGTAGCTGTTAGAAAAACTCAGAAAGGCAAAAATCTTTATGTTGGGCTTCTTCCCAACGGGTCGCTGGTTAAAATCCTTACCGATAAGGCTTTTGACCTTTATAAATCTGTGTCTGTATCTACCGATACATTTATAGCAAGAGATAATCAATTAATTTTAATTCTTAAATAATTCTTAAAAAGGAGGTGAGTTGCTATGGATTTAGGACAAGTAGCTGTCGACTTAAAACCTATCCTCACTTTGGGCGGCACGATCGTTGCTGCTCTTGCTGGCTTAATAGCTTTGAGAAAGGCTATTAAGCTCGTTAATAGGACTTAATCATGAAATTAATTGCAAAATTACTTATCCTGCTCCTTCTGGAGCAGGTTGCTTTTGCTGGTCAGGTTGCTATTTCTGTTTCTGCCCAAACACGCTATGACATTGCTAAACATCTTTTGAATAAATATGTCTACGCTCCAGAAAGGATATTGCCTCCGGAAAGGAAATTAGCTCCGGAGCGAGTTTTAAGCTATACCGATAGCATTATCTCTAAGATAAAATCGACTTAAAAATGCCCGTCTTGTTTCT